TCAAACTAAATAAACTTTGTCTGACATTTTTTGTATTTCTTTATGGGCTCGCTCTAACAATGACAAAATATCAATTGATGTTCCTTTAAATACAAATTTAACCCATTCATACTTTCGCTCTATAGGTAAATCGATTATTAATTCGTTTTGTATCTCAGAAACAGGTTTACCTCCAGTCAATACTAATGGTCCTTTAGGGTTTATATGTTTGCCATCCACGATCAATTTATTAATGGTAGCTCTACCCGTCGAGCCGAAATGAATCATATTACCAATTTTTGTAGTCGATTTAGGGCTGTTAGTTCTTTCTTGCCCTTGTAGCTCAGTATGTTTGTTGAAATTAGTAGTTTTACATAATTGAAGAAGCCAATTGTCATTACAACTGTGAGGTTGTATTGATTCAATAATTGGACGGTATATAGCATCTAAGTCAGGTAAGTTTCTATTCAAAGATTTATCAAAATTTTTCTTATCCTTACCATAAGGGAAATATATATATCTTACAGTGTTACTTGATTGAGTACTTTCAGATAAGTCTTTTGCAATATAATCAAGACTACTTCTTAAGTGTTCTAGACAACTCTTAACCCTAGGTCTTGCAACTAGCACTATGTCTTCATTAGTTTCTGCTTTAACATAGGCATTTCTTACTTGGCACAGTAGCTCTTTAGCTTCGTCCAATAACTCATTTACATGTGACTGCCTTTTCATCCCCCCCCCTTTTTTTTACAGATAACTATTTAATAGTGCGCAATTTGTGCATTTATCTACCGTTCTCTTACTCACTTTTCTTAAACCTATACCATTACCAGAGTTGTTAACTTATTACTAGGTAAATAATAAGTTTATTGTGTGGAAATTGTTTTAAGAATAAAAACGATCGTAAGGTCTCTTTCCTGGATATGGGGAAGTTTGTTTGAGAGTTATCTGTTGAGAGTAAAAGATATTATGTGTATCAATTACACTCATATCTGCCTATCAACTTACGTCAAAACCTATTAAACTAAATTATAAGACAGGTATGAGCTACGAAAAAATGATGTATTAATAATGGTAATTACTTCTCATGGTTTCGATAATTCTATTAATGCGTTGTGTTTATCTCTGCATTCACCGTACATTATAATTAATTTCTTCTTCCATAACAGGTGTCCGCTTTTGCGTTTGTCTGTTGGCGTTTGAATTTCTGGACAAGGCTGCAATAATACCTGGTCTATCTGCGGCTTCGGTATTTCCGTTGGCGATATTGGTAAGCTCTGTGAGGATGAGCAACTCATCATCATCAAGCATGCAAACATCATTACTATTACTTTCAACATATTCAATTATCCTTTTCTCTACTGTTTGAATTTTTGGCTGTTGTGCTAATTTCTTTTCCCAATACTCTTTTGATACCTGATTATTGAGCTCGTTTTTTTCATTTACAGCGTTAACGGCGGCGTTAACGGCCTGTTCTTTTTCTAACAAATATTTATTTTCTGCCACCGTATAACCTTGGTTATATCCTTTTTTTTCAACTTGAAAATAAGCGGTGGCTAATGCCATAAAAACAAGTGATATAGCGATTAAAATTAATAAGGGCTTTTTAGCTGGCCCCGTAATAAAACTAATTATTTGTGTCATTTTTTGTTACTCCCGTTTCCATATAAAACTTTGCAAAGCCAACGAACGTTGCGGTAATTACCCCATACTGAACTAATGCCCATTCGTTTTGCTCTGCCATTGGTATTGAAAAAAAGTAGTTATTAAACTGCAACCACATATACGCCATAAAAAACGCTATCAAGCGTGGAAAAACACGCCATTTATTAAAAGTTTCTGGTGACATTTTTATATCTCAACAATTCTACTTAACCAGCCAAAGGTAAATGATTCTTGGCTTTCGTTTTTTTCACTGATGCCAACACAAAAAGCAATTCGTAGGCTGTTTAGTGATTCCGACAATACTTTAATGCCGTGATCGCGTCTTACATTGTAAAATTGCTTAAGTGCTGAAAGCGTATTATTACCAAGCCCACCATCCACTTTTATATCGTTATAGTCTTGGCCTTTGTTGTTTAATACATTAAGTAATTTCTGCAGGTGTTTTGTTGCTGCTGCAGTGCCGCTATTTACGCCGAAATCGAACAGGCAAACCGCTAAAAATGGCGAGATTTTACAAACTTCATCTAAGTTTAAACGCTGCCAGTAATCTGTTTTATAAACATTGATTGCTTGCTCTATCGTGTAGTTTTTCATATCACCAAAGTAACCATGCTTTTTAGCTGTTGCTTGAGTAATACCGTAATTGGTTGCGCCGCCGTTATCGTCTTTGTGGTTTACATAACCACCCTCTCTTGCGATTACGTTTTTTATTGCATTAACTTTTATGCTTTCTAATTCTGTTAATGAAACCATTACGACCCCCAAATTAAGTGAATGACTTTTGCTAAAATGGCGGCTAATACCAATCGAACCGCCCAACTTTGATTTGATTCTATTTTTGATAATCTTTTATCTAAATGCTTATCTTCTGTAATTTGCGCTTCTAGTTTTTCCGTTACTGTTGCATGAAAAGCTTCATGCGCTTTTTGCATGCTGACAAGCTGATCTAATGAATCAGAAACTTTGTTTAATATTTTTCTGTCTTCTTTTTGCCCTAGCTGCAATGCTTGAATTGCCAGTTGCGTTTGAAGTGGATCTGACTCCATTTTGAGACCTGTTTATAATTTCTTTAATGTAGTCAGAATAACTAAGCTGATTGATACGCGCGAGGGATTGGAACTTTAACAAGTGGGTTTAAAATAGTTGTAAAACAAAAATGTTTTCTTATTTTTAAATGATATAAAAAAGGCAGCTTTTATGCTGCCTTTGTTTTTTAATTCAATGGATAACGCGCTTTAATTTCTAGCACTTTGTCACGCCAAATTTGTTCAGATTCTGCCGCTTGGTCAAATTGCCATTCCATGTAAAGTGGGTCTGATTCCGCTTTATATGCTGCTTTTCGCTCTGCTAATATCTGTTCATTGGTTTTAACTGGCTCAATGTCATCAACATTAATTATTGTCCCACCACTTGCAACCCAAAGCTTCACTAATTGCATTAGTGGGTTTTTACAATTTTCTGGAATATAGCTATTCCCATTGATACATAGCACACCATCTGACAATGTTATATTTTCAATATTCATTCTAATCTCATTATTATATTCTACCGTCAACTCTCGTGACGTCTCCGGTCACTATGTAAGAGCCCTCCACAGCCGGACCTAGCAATCGTACACTGACATTTTGATATGTCGCCAAAGCATCTTTAAAAGTTGCATTATTGCAAACAGGCTCAACTACCATAGTAACGACCGGCACAACCTTGTTACTAAAGTTTAAAACCCTTGAACCTCCATATAAATTTACCCTATTAGCACCTGAATACATGTATGCGCCGTAATAAAAGTTGTTATAATTATCATTCCCACCGCATACAGTTCCTTGCCAAAAACTGCCCTCAGTGTTAACTCTAAGTAGACTTTGTGAGCTAATTTCTTCGGGAAACCCCCGTGATTTTATACCTTTGTGCAAATCAACACATGCAACATCAAACGTTCCTGATTGCTGTCCCAATTCGGCAGATTCGATATCAAAATCAACGCCTGCATCAAAAAAGAATTTAGGTTCAATATAACTACCATCACCTATTGTTTTACCTGTAATGCTAGGCATATCAATAATAACTTTATATCGTTTCCACGAATCTGACAGTGTTAGTTTTTGCGCACTAATCCCGTTTACCTCCGCACTCCCTCCAATGCCAAAGTTTTGCGTAAAACTAACAGCTATTTCTTTTTCACTGTCTGCTCTGGCGTAAAACTCGTATATGTTTTTTTGTCCTGCAAACCTGCGAACATTATCTATACGTTGACTTTTATCTACTTTATTACCATCACCGGCAACGCTAGTAACGACCGTTCTACTAAAATATCTTGCTGTTGGGTTTTCCAGTGCTGGAAGATCATCAGGCTGCAAATCTTCTCTTGTGTGAACCTTGGTACTGCCTATATTAGTATTTCGCCACATAGTATCTGAACCATATCCACTTGTGGTTTGTGTAGTTCCCTCGTACCAAAAATCAAAGCGGCCATCGACCACCGCATTTGATTGGTTGTCAACATTTGGCAAGGTAAAGCTTGACGCATTTACCGTTACGCTGCTTGGTGGTACTGAATCTAATACAATATCAAATATTTCTAGCGCCGATGATCCAACACTACCCGATTTATACATAATGACATTTACAGGATCGCTCTCTACTGCAAACAAAGTTCCGTCTTCTAAATAAAAGCCAACTTCACGACCTTGAATTTCGTCTTCACCATCAAATAACGCTGTTAATTGTACTTGAGTTGGGCTTATTGTTTCGCCGCCTTGAATTTCAACGACTTCTATTTCATTTTCTAATTCTGTTTGACTACTGTCTGGTTCATAACCGTTAAGGCCAACACCAACATGCGTTATTTTTAAACTAATTCCTTGCATGTCGGCATTAACCGCCTTACTCATGCCTGTATCTGTAATTACCAATGCCATTTTACGCTCTCATTGTATGTTGATTTATTTGTAAAGTTGAACGAACTGCAGCAACGTACAACGCTTGTTTTTTGTTGTATTGAAAACAAAATGCAGTGTGTGGTAATCGGTACTCATCCAAATCCATCATTAAATCAGCAGCGAATTGATTAACTTCAATATCAACATAAATAACATTTGGCGTTAAGCTATTGTCAAATACAGTTCCATCAATATTGTTATTGGCTAATATTGTTTGGTAATCCGATAATTTCCAACCTGATTGATTGTTATCGGCGCCATATAAAATGCTAATTTTTGTTTCATCGTTTATGGTTTTAAACTCTGTTGCTATCGACTCCAAAACAAGGTCTAGTTCATCACCTTTTTCATATTGCCAATATTCACCAGGTGGTAATAATGATGAAGCAGCTTGTTTAAAATCTGACTGCGTATAAGTTGTTTCAGTTACTGCCACACTACACCCCCGTAAGTTAATAATTCATTGTCTAACATTTCTGTTATTGCGGTTGGAGATATAAGCGTAAATTGATTTGTTACCGAACTTATTACTGTTGATATTTCAGACGAAAACAACGGTGTTCTATTGTCCAATCTATTAGTGAAAAAACTTTGCAATGCTGTATCAACATTATTACGAATGCCTATATCATCAACATCTGAAATTGTTACAACTACTGGTTTTAATGTTGGTAGGGCTGCAAAAACATGACAACCTGCTAAACGTTCATTTTCAAAATATTCTTGCGCAGCTTCTTTTACTTGTTCGCTCAATACGGGATCATCTGACTCATTAGCAATGTAAACTGTTACATGCCCTAGTTCGGGTGTGTTATCTAATCCCCACGCAAAGCTAATATCTGAATGAGCAGATACAGCCCAAAATTCATAATCTTTTATTTTCCCTACTGAATTTTTTACGTTATACGCAAGCACTACACGTTCGCGCCAATGCTCTAATTCTTCTAATTCTGCACCGCCGCTTACTTCATTACTTTCTATACTTTCAGGGTGTAATCCTGTTACTGCAGTAACAAGATATAGTTTTTCACCCACTGGTAAATTGCCATTTTCACCTGCTGCCAATGCTCTTATTGGTACGGGTAAATCTGTATTAGTGGCCGCTGTAACTTCATATTCAACGCCCGAACTGGTTTTTAAAAGCACTGATGCAGGCACAATTATTGAACCTGCCGAATTTGTAACATTACACGTACCTTGTGCATACGTTAATGAAATACGAGGAACCTTTAAACGCTCTGCATGAAGATAAAGCCACTCTTCATCACATGTTTCAGGATGTACTTGTTTAAACAAATAATCTGAATATCCGTATTGACCAAAAGCAATGCCACCAATAACAGCGGCGAACGCATCTATAGCAGGATGATCAACTCCTGTTTTATTTTTAAAGGTAGATCTCGCTCTGTAAACCAAAGATTGTAAACTTGGTGCGCTCATATTTTCACCTGATATTTTTTATCATCAACTAATGTTATTTCTATTAGTCGTATTAATTTACTTTGTTCAAAATACGCATTAACGCTTATGTCTTTTGCAACGTTTTTAACAATTAACCACTGCAATGATTGCTCGGTAAAACGTACTGATTTATTTAACGTATCTTGCGTTTGTTTGGCTCTGTCCAGTGTCCAATTTCTACTTGCAACGCCTGTTACAAATTCATTTGCCCACCATCCTTGCTTATCTTTGCCATTTTCTATTAAGTCGTTTTTTTGGGCTTCCCCCCAATTAAGCAAACTTTGTAATACGGCTTGCTCTAAACCCATTTGGCTTTTTAATGGTGCTGTTAATACATCTAAACTAAATTTATTCATAATTACCTTATGGAAGCGGCGGTGAATTTGGTGAACCTGGTGACGCTGATGTATGTTTGTGACCTTTACCACTAATACCAGCTGCGATAACGTCAGTATCACTTTCAATTGCACCCGTAGCTTTTAGCCCTCCATTGATTTCAACATCTTCATTAATGGTTGTTTTCCCGTTTATTTCGGTTTCACTATTAATTGTTGTTTTGGTCGCATCGACCGTTGCATTTTTGCAACTAACATTCACATTTTCTTCTGCTTCAATTGTTGCGTTCTTACAATTAACACTTACATTTTTGGTTATATTTACATTAAGGTTTTGCTTTGAAACAACATCAATGCCGTTGGCATTAAAATGTATTAAATTCCCTTTATCATCCAACATTGCAACATCACCCGGTTCTAACTCCATTTGATATTGTTCATCTTCAACACAAACCGTTATACCTCTTGATGTGTCACCACCTAAAAATAATGTATAACCTTTCGCACCAGGTAACGGCCTACTCATAAAACCGTAATTGTGAACACGTTTTATTCGGTCGTTTAAAATCCCCGTTGCCAACTTAAGCTGAACAATCCCCGTTTCAACTCTGGTTACAATGCCCGTTCCAAATATGTTTTTTATTCTGTTCAACAAGCGCTCACTCATAACTAATCACCAAACGCCCTAAACATTTCAACACTTGTACTTTCGCTTTTGTCACTAACCGTAATTGATATTGTTTTTATCAATAATGTCTCACTAAAGTTCTTTTTTGAGTTTTTTACCGCTATGGTTTTGTTTATTGCTTTTCCTGTTAACGCTTTGTGTAAACCAGCTAAATTGGTGCTTGCGTGTAAACCTTTTGCAATTGCTATGTTTTTTTCATATTCGGCGCGCGTTTTACACGATGCCGAATCTTGCAATTTATCAGCTATGATCACTTTAATTCTTGAACTGTTAACCGAACTATCCGTTGCAATAGCAAACGCATCATCCCACCCACCTTGAATTTCATAAGTATTAAATTGGTCTTTAAAATTACGAGTGATATTTAGAGACTCAATATTATTACCCACTTCAAGAACGGTGTTTTGCTCATGGTGCTGACTAGGTTTTTGAATAACTATGTCGCCGCTGTCCTCAATTAGCATTAAGTTTTGTTGCTTTGCTATTTGAGATAAATTTTCCAAAGGTGACTCGGCATTAATTTGAAATTCTGGCACTTCTGGCAAAATACCTGCTTCATTCCTAACGCCCAAACCAAATGAACCAACAACCATATTCATTAGCTTGTCAAAGGTCTGATTATAAATTGCATCTAACTTTATTCGGCTATCAATCAAGTTTGCAGACAATGAACGGCCTGTAATTTTTATTTGATCACTTGAGCTATTTACATCATTACCAGCCGCATCAATTTGACCAGTAAAGATCACCTCGCCACCCAACTTAAACTGAACGGGCAGCGGTTCTTTGATATCAACATTTGGAATTGTAGCGTTAAAACTATGTGCTAATTGTTCAATACTAAAAACAATACTTGCTTGGCTATACCGTACTTTTTTATTGTTAATATGTAGTGTTAAGTCAGACATTTGGCACCGTAACCGAACCGTTAACAAACAACGGATGCTTAATGTTATTCAAACTACTTAATGCCGATGTGCTTACACCCAAACTTTGTGCGATACAAACCAATGGCCGTGCTATTGGCACTTCATATTCAACCAATGATTGTTTTAATTCAGTCAGTTTAATTTCTTGTTCATTCACATTTTTACGTAATGATTCAACCGCATTAACTAGGGCCATACTTTCAAATATTGCAGACTGCGTTACATCACTTAACCTATTGTTTAATTGATTTTGAATAACTGTAATATTCTCAAACATCTGATCTAATGATTGATTATTAATGTCGTCAACACTTAGCTTTTCAACTGTATTTAACAATTCTACTTCTTGACTGAGTAACACAATTGCAGACGTAATCAGCAAATTACAATGAAATGATTCAGCGTCATTATTTATCGTTTGGCTTAACGAACCAATGGCAACTGCTCTACCTGATACAGCGCTATTTGTTCTTAATGAATTAGTATTATCGCTTGAGTCTTCACTTTCTTCTTTTTCTATTAGTGCATCTTTTAAACTATCAACAATTAACAAAAAGTGTTCAGAGAATGCAGCCGGTGCATTAGTTATCATTTCAATTGCCGCAAACCCGTCTTCAATTTGCCTATGAATTGCAGCAAGATTTACACTTGATTGTGCTGAACGGTTAGCAATGTTTCTTAACGCAGTAACCACACTATTTAAACCTGCTTTTATTTCGTCTATAAAATCAGGCTCCGCATTTGCAACTTCACTAACAAATAACGTATTTGATTCTTGGCTAACAGCATCAACCAATTGTCTTGGCGTTTTTGAGTCAACGTCTATTAATTCTAAAGCTTCACCCTGTCTATAAAACTTAAGCGATAACTTAACCAAGCCTTTTTTAGTGCTAAAGCTTTGAGAAGACGTTTCATAAACTAAATTCAATTCACCAAGATACGGATGCTCTAATGTGCCCTCGGGGTTTGTTTCCAACTCCAACACAACTGCGTTTGCATCGTCTAAAGAATTAGCACCAACAAAAATAACATCAATACTTACAGTACGAGCTTTGGCCCCCATCACTTTAATATGTGGCAAATCTGTATAGGGCATTTCAGATACGTGCAGGCGCTTACCACCATCCAAGCTAGTGCTTAGAATGTTTAAAACATTTCCATTCCATTTGCCAAATTCTGTTTTACGCGACCACATTTAAACCTCGTTTATTCATTTACCTGCTAACAACCAAACACCAAAAAATCAGCTCACCTCCCCCTCCGCACTAAAATTGCCCTCGGAAAATGGCGAAGTGAAAAAACGAAGAAAAACACCTATTTAAAAACATGCCGTTAGGCGCTCTATAAGGTATTGTGCTGTAAAAAATCCATTTGGTTAGCGTTCCTCGCCAATTCGGGTTGGATCGCCGCATTAGGTATTTCCGACCCCTCTTTAGGTGACTTAATAATTCGAACCAAACTTGTTAAAGTCACGAACGTAACGCTGCAATGAATATTCAAACATTGGTTGTATTGTTCTCTTGTTTCATTGGTAATTTGTCCTGACGCCGCCACTCTACTTTTAGAACCGCAAACTGGGCAATTAACTAAAGACATAACAGTCTCCTTTTTTCATACATTAATATTAACGAGTTAATAAAAAAATGAACCTTAAGCGTTATTTATTGACGAGATATAAAACCTCGTCTTTACGCTATTTTTAGCTTTTTAAATTAAACGATTTTTGTTCACAGCTCATATTCACGCTCTATTCGTTTTTGCTCTAAAAGTGTTTCAACTTCTAATCTCGTTGATGGAATATAAGGACTACTATCAGCACGAACCTTTTCTTTAATTAACACCTTTTTCTTAACAACTTCCCTGGCAGGTGTATAAGCTCTAATAGCTTGCTGTTTTCTTGGTTTGTTACTTTTCACATAGGCTTTACGCTGACAACCGCAGCCCTTAACCACACCTAAATTACCTTTTTTAACGTCTCTCTTGGTTCCACAAATGCACACGCATTCATAATGTTTTTCTTTATGCTGGGTTGATTCCGCTATCACAGTCCAATTGTTGTATGAATTTCCAATTATTATTTCCATGATGTTTCCTTAAATTTGTTCTTGGCCATAGCCGCTATTAATGCCGATTTTTGTTAGCTGTTCGCGTTCAAAGTCGGTTAGGTGATCCCACGTTTCGGTTAAAATTCGTAGGCGCTCGTTACATTCGGTTTCGCTTAATTTTCGCACGTTGCGAGTAATGCGGCGCTTTATGTCTTCGCGTTGTCTTCTGTCTTTTCCAATATATTGAGAGTCGTGCAAAAACTCTGGTTGTTGAAAGTTGCAATACAATATTTCTTCTCGCTGCTCACCACTTCTGGTAACTGATTTGTAAGGAACTTGGCGCCAACCTTTTAAAGCATCGTTGTATAATTCGCACGGGTAATGACTGATCATGACCATGCAATTAAGCTGAGTAACTGCATTTAAAAAACGCTCATGATCTTCTTTAGTAAATTCATTTTTGTAACGAGTGTTACTTGTTCTGGTGTCTAACAAATACGGGGGATCACAATAAATTAGCTCGTCTTGCTGCTGTTCGTCAGTCTTCAACATTTCTTCAATATGAGAAAGACCACAAGTGTTAGAAAACTCAATTACGTTGTCGCATTCAAATTCGTAACTAACTATCTTTTCAAATCGCTCGAGCGCCGCCGTTTCTAGCTCAAAATAAATGTTTATTTCCGCTGATTTTTTAGCGCGCATTACTGACCCCATGCCACCAAACGGTTCTTTATAAATTCGGTGCGGTGGCATCTGATTGATAATCGTTTTATAAACTGATTCCTGACCTTTACCGCCAAAGTGCGCGGTACCGTGCCGCTTTTTTTGGCGTTTTTGTGATTGAGCAATTACACGATCTTTTTCGTACCTTTCACGATAATTACGATAATCACAAAAATTAAAGTTTTCCGGTAAATTAAACCACTTCCAAAAATCTTCCCAATCAGCCACGCTTGCAGCTAAACATTGCTGCAGTGCCGCCACTTCTGGCAATAAATTACTGTTCTTCATAACTCACCAATCCTTGTTTAAATAAATGCCATCGGCGGTTTTCTTTTTTAACAAAGTATTGCTTTATAGCTTTCACTCGCACGAACTTGGAATAACCTTGTTCACACCAACTAAAATAACAATCCGCATAAATAGGGATTGCCCTTGGCAACATTCCAATATCAAACTTTTGTTTTTTCATAGCTACTTGCGCCTCCATTAATGCCGATTTATCGTCGGTTTTTTATTCAAAGAACTTAAGCGACTGCCGCTTTCTTGAATCTGCTGCCAAACAATGTCCGGATGGTCTAAAAATACTGATCCTCGATCCGTACAGTTATTGACAGCACTCCAAGGCGCGCCGCTGGCGCTTCCAAAAGCTAAAGAGCTTAAAAGCGTTTTAGCTTTAACTATCTGCCAATTGGTTTCTTTGGTAACAAACTCAAAGCCCTGATATTTAAAGCCCTTAACTTTGCTGGTAAGTTCGCCGTATGAGTTTTCTATTTCTTCTAATAATGTTTTTATGGACCCGTTACGGCCTTGAAATACACCGCCAGTTAATTGAACGTATTGCGCAAAATCGCCAATATCAGCGGCGTTTAAAACCTGCTGAAAATTAGTAATGAAGTTACTTTCGTCAAACTCGTCTGCGCTGCCTGTTAAGTCTTTTAAAATTGAATCTTCAATTGAATAGTCGCTCATGAACTTTCGGCATTCGCGGTAAGTGGTAACCGGCGCACCACCTAAAAATTGAAACTGTCGAATTCTCCAACGTGACGCCCACGCCAAAACACCTACTACGCTTTCGTCATTAATTGGCTTACCCGTTTCATCATCAATTAGCGGTTTACCCGTTTCTTTATCAAAGCAATGCGCCGCATCAATATTTTTGCAAACGTACTTGGCAATATAACCAGTGGCAGACCCAAAGTTCTCGTCAATGTCTACAAACTTAACGCGGCGTTCTGGCCTGTCGTATGCCGCTTGAATTTCTTTTGTTGCAGCGTCACATTTGTTTTCTGGTTTGCTGTAAAACTTCTCTAATTTTTCGAATTCTTTCTTGTACTTTGGTTCAACCTCTAATACTTCAAACCAGTTAGTTTGAGTAAAATAATCAAAAATAACGCTTTCTATTAGCGCTTTATCTTCTTGTTGGAAAAACAAAATCATGTGCCAATGTGGCGTGGCGTCTGCGTGTGGTTCTGTTACTCGGACACCAAAATATTGAACACCCTGCCTTGCTAATTTGGCGCGTACTTTTGCCCATGTATTTGTTAAATACTTTTGTGTTTGGCTTGGAGTGTTACCGTTAAAAACTCGGCTGTTTGCGTGATATGAACCTGGTGCAGTTAACGTAACAAACGATCCGATAAAACCGTTTTGTTCTGCTATATTTTCAAAACCGCGCATTCTTACCATCAATTCATTACGGCGTATAACGGGGTTAGATACTGAGCTATTAATTGCCGATGATAACGGGGCCACGTTTTCTGGATTGTCAATGTCTTGAATAACCATGTCGTTAATCCAATCTTGTTGACGTATTCGGCTTTCTTTAAATTCGTTCTGACATTTGCGTGACGCATACGGCGTTGAATGTTTAGCAACGTTACTAAATAGTATTTCTATGTATTCGCGTAGTTGCGCGGCTTGCTTTTCAAACTTACTTTTTAAATATTCGTCACTCATGTAACGGATAATTGCACTGCTATAATCTTTAAGTTTTGATTTTTTGGTTAACTTAAATAACGGTGTTAAGCCAATTTCTTTTAAATCAGGCTCTATTGTTTTTTTAACAACAATATAAGCATTAACTTTACCGCCCCAAAAGCGACCACGATAACCATCTGATTGAATATCAGTAACTGCAGTAATAGCAGAATTAGCAACAAGCTTTGCTTTTGATTCAATGGTTTTACCATCTAGTAACCAAAGCTGCTTTTTATCTACAAATTTATGAAACAAATCAACGGCTCGTCTTAGGTCGCCGTTTGCATATTTGTGATATTTTGTTAAATCGTTTTCTGTTGGCGCTCGGTTAAGCGTGGCTTTGTATTTTGAGAATAACTTTTGCTTTATGTGGTATGGCAAACCATTTGTTTGATTGCGCCAAAATTTAATACTATCTGCTGCATAAAGTGAATTTGGCATTGTTAAAGCACCATCTAAAACAGACGATGATTCGCTTAAAAATGCCTTTTCGATTTTATTAATTTCATCCGCATGAAACTGACGAGGTTCTATACAAAGTTTTGAACGGTCGATATGTTCAAACTCTGGTAACTCGTGCGTTACTTGTGCGTGATCAAATACAGCTGAGATAGTCATTACAGCGCATATTCCTGACGTTTTGCAGGTGTCATATTGGTAATGCTTTTTATCAACTCACGGTGTTGGCTTTCTTCTGCCATTTGTTTTCCGTCTGCTTTATTAATTTCTTTTTTTGAATTAGGTTTAATTTCACCGTTAATAATTGCGCGTAATTTTGCACAACATTTAAGGCCCATCTTTCGGCGTTCTTCGGTGATAACAACTGGCGTTGATAAACGTTCTAATGTTGCTTGCTCGGCATAATTTGGTAATTCAATTGTTGAGTTTGGTACGCTGATCATGACTAACCCTTAATTTTTAAATTAATGAATAAAAAATAAAAAAAACCACCTACCTGCGGTTAAGCAGATAGGCGGTTTTCGGTTGGGGAACTGTTTTGAGTAGTATTTTTTTGATAAGTCGCATACGGCAAATCAAACTTTGATACTTGATCCATCCAGTTTGCTAACGCCAATGTCATTTTGCAGTCAGCAAGCGCGCGATGTGCTTGTAAAACTGGTAAATCTTGTTGCTTACAGGCGTTAACAAGTGATTGCCATTTGTAACCTGTTTTTCTGTCTGTATATATACAAGGTTTTGTTAAACGTTGACCGTAAAGTCGGGCGTAGTCTTGCATTAAACACCAAGTATTGGCCTTGTCTCTAAAGTCACCAAGGTCTAAATCAAAGCCATTTAATGCACTTGTTTGTTTTATTAAACGTGTGTCGTAAGCTTCATTATAAATAACTAACTGGCTGTATTCGTCAGACGTGACTAACTCTAATAATTCTTGTAGTACGTCCGACCATTCACGCCCAAAACGATTTGCTTCTGATGTAGTGATACCATGTATTTTTGTTGCCGCCTCTGGTATCTCACCAATCGGTTTAACCAAAGTGTCAATTAACACTTTGCCATCGTTATCAATAATCGTTATTTCAACAATTTCAGCGTCTTCATAAAGGCCTGTTGTTTCTGTGTCTAATACTAAAAATTTTGATTTTTTCATTTTCGTTTCCCCAAACTTAAAAATTTATTACTGCCAATTAACTTTGTTATGTGCCGTTTTTTTCTCTTCCGATTCAAGCGTCAGCATTAACAAAGCCGTCATATTTACAAAGCGTTTACCGCGTGGTGTTGCTTGGATATATGGTAAAATTCCTTTCTCAATATCTTTGGCTATGGTTGCCTCAGACTCGCCAACGCGAGCGGCGTATTCTTTTATTGATAACATCGGTTCGTTAATTTGAATGGTTACGTTAGCCATGTTTATTACCTAACAAAAAACCGACGGTATACGTCTTAAACTATTATTCCGTGGCGTTAGCGTTGGTTCTCCTCTCCACGCTTTTACTATCTTGTTAAAATCAAATCCGTTTCGTTTTAAATTTGCTAAATGCTTAACTTTTAAACGTCTTGCTCTTATTGGAAATTCCATAATTAATCCCTTCTAAATGTTTTGGTGTTTGATTGCCCTTGAGTAGCAACTGCCTTTTCGTGGTCGGCTAATAACTCTTCAACGGTTACTTCGCCGTTGGTTAGTTCCGCTATTTTCTTGATATATTTAGCAGGAGCTTGCCCATGAATGTTTATCCAACGTGAGATATAACTTTGTTTTACTCCCAACGCATCTGCCAAAGCCTCCTGCGTTTTTAATTTTTTAACCGCTTTTTCTATCGCTTGCATAAACGAAAACCTTATAAATATACGAATTTCGTGTATTAAATACCCGATAATAAACTTTGTCAATACCCTTTAAACGTATAATAATAACTTTATCGTATATATTTAATTGTATATTTCGCATAAATAGCTGAACGGATGGGTTTTATGGATATTGGTGAACGAGTAAAAAAAAGACGTCTTATATTAAATTTGACGCAAGTTGATGTTGCCAATTCGGCAGGAACTACTCAGGCGACACTGCAACGCATTGAATCCGGCCAAGTTAGAAACCCAAGAAATTTGGACTCTTTAGCTGAAGCTTTACAAACCTCTCCTGAATTTTTACGTTTTGGGGTTGGTGATATGGATAACGCCACGGTCATGGCGAACGCCAGTAATTATTTGCCGTTGATTAGTTTTGTGCAGGCAGGCGCTTGGAGTGACATTAACGAAATTGACGTAACAGACGCGCGGCTGTACCCATGCCCAATAAAGTGCAGTGTTAATTCGTTTATTGTAAAAGTGGAAGGTGAAAGCATGTTGCCAGAATTTACACCTGGCACTTTGTTATATGTTGACCCGGAAGCAGCTTATGACAACTTAAGTTATGTGGTTGCAAGATTGGACGATGAAAACCAAGCCACGTTTAAACAATTGATTATTGACGGCAATAAAAAATATTTAAAAGCTATAAATCCTGATTGGCCTAATAAATTTATAGAAATAAACGGCAACTGCACCATAGTTGGCAAAGTAGTTTTTACAGGTAAAGAACTTTAATAAGGGACTCAGTATGGAATTATCAAGCTCTGCAGCTACAGGTGCAATGAGGGTTGGCGTTCAAGTTGTTAGTGCGCATAAAACACCTGAACTTGAGATATATCACCAAGTTAGAAATACCTTAGGTCCTGAACAAGAATATCAAGATCCCAGTGATTCCTCGGGCAACCATAAAAAGACAATAAAACACAGAAGACATGAAGTATTTATAGAGTTTATACTATTAAATATTGGAGGTTCTAGAGCTGAAAATGTAAAACTTAGTCTATTAGGAAATTTAAAACGCAACCCTCCTAGAGATTCCTTTGGTGAATTATTTGACGTGATCATTCCTCAAATGCCACCTGGACAAAGTCGTTATCTTTTCAAATTTGATATGTTCGACCTGTACAATTATTCAGACAACGGAAGTCCAAATAATTTTAAAACTGGTTCGCTCACAATAGTAATGGAATATGACTCAGGTAAAGGTTTTTTAAATTATATATTTTCATTACCGTCTAAATTTATGCGTCGTCGGCGCTTCAAAAAAGAATATACATTTTCCCCTGATCTTGTCAGTGGAGATTTACCACCTATTGAATACACTTAAAGGATTTATAAAATGTTTAAAGCAACAAAGACAGGTTTGTATAAATCAAAAACGAACGAACACTTAACTCACTTAGTATTAGAAGTAACTGAGCCACTGGAAGATGAAGATGGCTTTCACCTTGTTATTATTGAAAGTGGTAGTTTTACAGAAGAACTCGATAACGAACAATGGCAAAATATGGTTAATAAACACAATCTTGAATTTGTTAGAGATTTAACAGATCAAGAAGAAAATTCAAATAGCACTGACGGCTTTACATTTATTTAATGGGTAAACTAATTTTATAATGACCATTAAAAAACAAGATAACGGTAAATACCTCGTTGATTTTTATCCGTCCGGTAGAAATGGCAAACGTTGCAGAAAGTTATTTGCAACCAAGGCCGAAGCAACAAGGTATAAACAACACGTTATTACTGAAGCGTTAAACAAACCTTGGTTACCAGACAAAGACGACAATCGGCGCTTAAGTGAATTGGTTGATTTGTGGTTTACTTTGCACGGCCAAGCATTAAGTGACGGCGTAAAAAGAAAACGTAAATTATTAGCTATGGTTGAATTGATGGAAGACCCTATTGCCCGTAAATTCCAAAAGGCAGATTTTTCAGAGTTTAGGACCAAGCGACTTGAGCAAGTTTCTATTAAAACCGTTAACAATGATCAAACTTATTTTAATGCGTTGTTTAATGAATTAATAAGACTTGGCGAATGGAAATACGAAAACCCAATAACAGGATTAAGAGCGCTTAAATACAAAACGCCAGAGATGGGCTTTTTAACGGCGGATGAAATACCACTTGTTTTTAATGAGCTCAAAAACGGCAGGAACGGCGACACTTACTTAGTTGCTAAAATTTGTCTTTCTACTGGTTGCCGTTGGAGTGAAGCAGAACAATTAAAAGGCTCTCAGGTTTCCAAAAACCGCATTACGTTTATAAATACCAAAGGCAATAAAAACAGAACGGTGCCAATTAGTGACACGTTACATGCTGAATTACCAAAAACAAGCGGCCGTCTTTTTAGTAATTGTATTAAAGCATTTGCAATGGCGGTAAAACGCGCAGGAGTTCAACTCCCTAAAGGGCAATCAACTCACGTTTTAAGACACACGTTTTCAAGTCACTTTATGATGAACGGCGGCAATATATTGGTGTTAAAAGAAATTCTAGGTCATTCAAGCATTACCGACACAATGAAATATGCCCACTTTTCACCAACACATTTGGAAGATGCGGTAAGGCTAAATCCGTTTACTTTAATAGATGAATAA